ACATCATTATAAGCAATCATAGGAGAAGGGCGACTTGTACCGAAACCAGCAACCGATTGATACTTAGTAGTTGCAATTCCAGCACCATCTGATTTAGCAATTGCTACCAGACTCCAAACTGCATCAGTGATAAATCCATCAGATAAATCTCTTTTAACACTTTTAACAGTATATGTAAATTCAGTTGAAATAGCCATTTGTTGTATATATTTTTTAACTATTTAGACAAAAAAAGAGACCCATAAAGGGTCTCTTTGTCGTAAGAGGATATATATCCTTTCTTCTTACATGAGGTTCTTAACAGAAACGCGACGATAGTAGCGGTTAGTGTTAACAGTAAGAGCACCTGAACCGACGGTTGCGCCTTCAGCGAATGGGTTGGCAACGATACCATATCTGGTCTTGAAGCCAATCTTGGGCTGGAAGCTGTTCTCTCCAACTGCACGTACCATCTGTAGTGGAACGTATGGGCAGTAGAATAGACCTGCGTCATAAGGTGAGGAACCCTTGTAACCGGCGACGTAATACTGATTACCACCAGTTGCGTTAGCAGCAGTGAGGTTAGCAGCATATGGGTCGATGTATACGCGGTACTTACCTTGCAGAGTTCCAGCGAAGGTGTTACCGGTGTCGTCAACGTTAAGGTTAGCGTTGAGTGCGGGGGTGTAATCAAGTACACCTGCCATAGTAAGGGCGGATGCAACGTCTGCAGAGCAGAGGATGATGTTGCCCTTCCCGCGACGAGTTCTTTGTGCGATTGCGTTAGCGTCGCGCTCGATTTGGAATAGGAGACCTTTGAACTTCTCAACAGACCAACGACCGTTACTGTCGATATCTAAGTCGAATTGACCAGCATTGGCAGTATTGGAAACAGCACCCTGTTCAGCAGTTTTATAAATGGTACGAATAACTTCGCGGTTGATTTCAGCAAGTATCTCAGTAGAGAGGATATTTGCTAATTCAGCCTCAGCATTCAGACCATGAATTGCTTTAAGGTCCTGAGCGAGTTCTAGTGAGTACTCAGCCTTGAGGGCACGTGACTTAGCAGTAACGGTTACCTTCTCAATACTGAATGCCATCTGGTTAAAGGCATTAGTGCCAGTACCATCTAGTTTCTCAGCGTTGTCTGTACGTAGACCCTGACCAACGTTGTAGTCAGTGTTAGTTGCGGTTGCAGTTGGGCTTAGTACGCCTGGGTTACCACCTGCCTGAGCAGTAGTACCCATACCAGTTGCAGCCGAGGACCAACCTTGGGTCTTGTTGAATCCAGCGGACTGACCGGAGAATGCGGAATCTACTTCGTTGTAGAAGGTCTCAGTTCCAGTCATAGTGCTGTAACGTGAGCGCATTGCGAAGATCAGACCAGTAGGTCCAGACATTGGTTGAACGCCAGCAAGATCATATGCGATCAAGTTTGGCATTGCGCGGCGGATCAAGGAGATCAGCACGGGGTCGAAACCAGCAACTGGAGATGATGCTGAACCACCAAAACCTGCATTAGCACCAGAATTGGTGTTAACAGTTGGTTGCTCAGTCAGCATCGAGGTGCCGCTTTCAAAGCTTTGTTGTTCTCTAAGGAACTTTTCTTGGTTCTCTAGCAGGACAGCAGTGGTTGCTCTACGATGAGGATCCTGTATCTTATCAAGACCTTCATAGTCTAGAAGTGGAGCCCACTTTTCCTGCAACTGTTCGGATTGGAACATTTGCGTTTACCTAATTGTTTACAGTTTGATTAATATTAAAATCAGTTATTTGCTAACCATAGACATTGTTTTTAGGTATGATGCCATTGAATCAGAATAAGATTCTGGTGCAGGGGCAACTCCCTCGCTTAGTGTCTCTGTCTTAGCGGTAGCTGGAGCAGATTTTGTTGAAGGGAAATAAGACTCCTTCAATGTCTCCAACTTGTCACGATATGCGTCTTCACTTTCAAACTCAACACTTTCGGAAAGTGTGGCGAGCTTCTCTTTCTGAGTGGCGGCGAGCCCTTCAGAAACTGATTCGAGGATTCCATCTGCAACGGACTCTGCGAGTCTGCTGTTTAAGGAAACGTTCTTCTCAATTTGCTCATTGAGTTTTGCTTCCATATCATCTAGTTTTTCTACCATACTCTGTAGGACATCATACTTATCTTCAGGGATTGATACATAATGTTCTTCAAAAAGACTCTTAAGACCAGTCATAAAGGACTCTGTGAGTTCTTCCTTCAGACCGTTCTCTACTGCAAGCTGGTTCTCAGTGAACCACTCGTCAGCAACATATTCTAGATAGGAGTCAACACGCTCATTAAGTGCGCCTTTGACTTCTTCAACCTCTTCAACGAGTTTCTTGGCATAATCGGCCTCAAGACCCTCTTTGATTTGGCTAACTTGACCTTTAATTGCGGTCTCAAGGATTGTCTTTGCTTTTGCTTTAAAGTCTTCAGACAATTCTTCACCTGCAACTAAGGCATTAACATCTTCTTCGATGTCAAGTTCTGTGAATTCTGGTGCTTCAGCAACTACTTCTTCTTCGGTAGTCTCTTCTTCAGCAACCACTTCTTCTTCTGCCACTACTTCATCTGTAGTAGTTTCTTCTTCTTCGATTACAGACTCATCGGATACTTGCTCTTCTTCAGGCAAAGCATTCTTTTTGTCTAGAGTTGGCATTGCTTTATCAGCAGCTGCGGCACCCTTGTTAACTACATCCTTAACTTGCTTAAGGGGACCAGCAGGATCCTTAAGTTTCGCTGAATCGTTGGTAGGACTATAGTTATCTGGGGTTGGTCCACCCAAATCTTGTACTTGTGCAGAATTGCCAGGAGTTGATACTCCACTTGCATTGCTTCCTGCTTTGGGTAGGGGTTGTCCAGGGGCTGCGTTTGCATTAACGGCAGTCTTGGATTGCACAGTGCCTACTTCCATTTCTTGTAATTCGTTGCCACTAGACATTTGGTAATCTCCGACTTTCTGTAAAGTTAAAATCTATATTTATTTATAAACAAATTTGTTTACAATGAGTTAATAAACTCATTAAAAACATTTAATTTTTGCTCTTCGAGGCGTTTTTGCTCAGCTAAACGCTCAATTTTGCTTTTTGTTTTTGCAGCAAGTCTTTCACGAAGGGTAGTACCTTCCCAGACCCACTCTTTTCCTTCCATAATTCCCTCAACAAAAGCATCAGGAGCAGAAGGATCAGCGACGATATCAGCAGCAGTTGCTAACATAAAGTCGTCACCAACGACATTAAATCCTTCTTTGGTTGGTTTTAATGAACCAATACCACGGGATGAAACGCCTAATTTTACACCTTCTGATATAAGTGAAGATGCAATTTGACCCATTGGTGTATTTAAAATCTTTGCTTTTCCAATAAAATTGGAACCTGATTCTTTAAGTGACACAATTTTATGTGAAACTCTATCAAGATTAACTGTTGGTCCTTCAGGATGACCCAATTCGCCAAGTGCCCTACCA